GGCCAGCGGCCTGAGCGCTACGATCACGTCCGTCAATATGGAGCTCGGCAAACTCTGGGCGCTTCTGGTTATCCCGAAGGCCATCCAGGAACTGGCCCTGCCGTTTGTTGATCGTTACTTCACCGCCATCCTTGCGGACGCTATGCAGGACGGCCTCGAGGTCGGCTTCCTGTCCGGTCGGGGCGCAGCTGCGTACCAGCCCATCGGTATTCTGCAGACCATCGCGGCCCCGGCTACCGCTAAGACGGTCATCACTACCATCAAGGCGCTTACCCCGGTAGGTCTTGCCGACGCTTGCGTCACGCTGTCCACGACCGCTGCCGGTGTTGGTCAGAGAGCTGTTGATGAGCTCCACATCATCTGCAACCCGTCCGACTACTTCAGGTATGTCCGCCCGGCGATGATGGTTCAGGCTACCAACGGCGCATGGGTTGAGGGCACTGGCATGAACATCAAGGTGCATCAGACCGCCAACATCGCCACCGGTAAGGCTGTGCTCGGTCTTCCGCACGCTTACGTGATGGGCCTGAGAGACGTGCAGGTTAAGACCTACGATCAGACCCTGGCTCTGGACGATGCGGATCTGGTTGTGGCGAAAGCCTACGCGAACGGTCGCCCGGTTGATGACAATGCTTTTATTGTCTTCAACCCGACCAACCTTGAGGAGCTGACCATTCCGGTAAGTGTCAAGGGTACGGTTACGACCAAGGCGGCCGCTAACTAATCGGGAGGCGTAAGTAAATGACTACGACATACGACAGCGTAATTGAAGAAGTCCGGACGGACTATTCTGTGGCTCCGTATGTCTCAGATGATACCCTGAAGCGATATGCTGCAGAAGGCGGGGCGGCACTGAGCCGCCTCGTCATCTATGCGGATTTCGACAATGACCTTGTCGCACGCAGTCTGCTGAAGAACTACATCTATTATGCGCTCAACCTCGTAACGAATGAGTTCTGGGAGAACTACCGCGCCGACATCCTGCAGTGGCAGTGGGCGCACAGCGAAGACGGCGATGATGTAGACGAAGGCGGTGATGGTGAGTGAAGAAACGCATTCAGCATCCGCCCGCGTATGTGGACGGGGTGATGACGGTCTATGACCTCGTTGATAGTGCGGACCCGGACAACCCGGACAGCCCGCTGAGGATGATCCAGGCACGCGACATCGACCCGGTTCCGTTCCGGGACAAGGCGGTGTACGACAGGACGCGGCTTATCTTTGAGCAGGCCGGTGTCGAGGTGACGCACAAGCTCGCCATCAGGCGGTGGGACGGCATCTCGACGAAATGTGTCTGCATCATCGACGGCGAACAGTACAAGGTCTACAACGTCGCACAGGTCGAGACGAAAGACGGGTATCTGGAAACGGAAGTCACACTGATTACACCTGAGATGAAATATGAGGTGAAGGCATGAGAGAGGAACTGACAAAGCGGGAATTTTCCGAACTGGTAAACAGTATCGGCGTGCCGGTGGGTGAAGGCGAACAGTACCTTGATACAGAGAAAGCGCCGCAGAAAATCGCCTATTGGGAATTCTTATGGACCGATCAGATGGGAAGCGGCGATACCTATGAAACCGTTGTTCGCTATCAGATCAGTTACGCGTCGAACCGTGCCCGTGACGAACACCTCAAAGCCCTGAAGCAGGCGCTGAACGACGCGGGGCTTCATCCGCAGTTCTTCCACGAGTACGTGAAGGGCACGAACGGGCCCGGATACCACCATTGGTATTGTGCTGTGGATGTCCTCGAGGATGTGTTAGAGGGGTGAGGCAATGTCTTTTCATTCCGGCTTTGCTGATTTCGATGAGCTGATCGAGGACTACATCAAGAAGGTTGACGGCGATGCGGTCACGGAGATCCTCAAGGTCGGCGCGGACGCGCTGGTTGATGATGTCCATGCCCTGCCGTCCCCGCGTTCTGCGCGTGGTCATCCTACGCACATGCTGGACGAAATCTCATCAAGGGTGATGGGCGAGAAGGTCGAAGTTGGTTGGGGGTCTTATTACGGCCTGTTCCTCGAGAACGGCACGCGCAAGATGAGCGCCCGCCCGCACCTCAAGCCCACATGGGAAACGAACAAGGAACGATATCAGGAACTTATGATATCTAAGATTCACGAATAAGGAGAATGACTTATGGCGATTACTGAAAAAAGACCCTCCGTCAAATTGACGGTTGGCGCGCAGTACATCTGTTTCAATACCATGACCGAAGACGGTGCGTGGACTGAGACGTTCGAGACTGACGTCGTCAAGCTGCCGACTGTGACCCAGGTGCAGGTCACGGACAACGCGGACAGCTACGACGACTACGCTTCCGGCGCGGCTTACGATTCCGACACGGATGTCCCGACCAAAGATATCCAGGAGACGAACCTCGCGTTCCCGGATCTGCTTCTGGCCCGGATGCGCGGCGACGCGGTCGACGGCGGCGTCATCGTCGAGGGTAAGGTCGGTGCAACCCGTCCGTTCTTCGCGTACGGCTTTGTCGTGCAGAAGAAGTCCGGCGAGCTCGACCTGAGATGGTATCCGAAGTGCAAGGTCATCGAGAACACGGACAGCACCGCAACGTCCGGCGAGTCCCACAGCTCCCAGACGGACGACATCACGATCCGCGCTTACCGCATGGACGATGAGAAGGGCATTGATGTCAGAGTGTTCACCGGCGATACGAGCACGAACAAGATCACCGAGGACGCGTTCTTTGCGGCTCCGATCCTGACCGCTGCGGCTGCGAAGGCTCTGCAGGGCAACGGCAACTGATGAATTGACAATGGGAGGTTTAAGGTATGGCTAATATGAACAACGACGGGGCGGCTTCGGTCGCCCCTGTTTTCGAATTGAGGGATATTTCAGCGGACGCGGTCTTCATGATGACGGCGCTCCTGTCTAAGCTCGGTGTCGGTCAGCTCCTGCAGCTGGTCAGCGCTGAAGCGTCAAAGGCATCGTTCGAGCCGCCTACATACATGAAGGACGGCAAGCAGGTTCCGCTTCCGCTGAATAAGTGGACGGAAAAGCAGAGGGCCGCAGCCATCGCGGCGCAGGAAGCGCAGAACGTGATGATCACGAAGGCCATCGAGCTGATGCTGTCGAACTTCGCATCGTGCAAAAACGAGGTCTTCGCGCTTCTTGCTGACGGCTACGGATGCACGGTGGAAGATATCGAGGGAATCAGCGGTGTCGAGCTCATCGAACTGATCGATGGCTATGTGAACAGGGACGCGTTCGTTGATTTTTTTACACGTGCTTTGAAATTGTTTACCAAAACCTCGAGTTCTGGTTCCAGGATGAGATTTACCGCCGCTATGGCAGCGGGGCGGACCGAATCCTGACGCACTGGGTGCGCAGTGGACGGCTCCTGCAATCCATACAGGAACTACAGAAGAAACTGTTCGAGGAACAACTGCAGGAGATTTACCTCATGCGCGTACACAACAAGAGTTATCTGGAATTTAGGGAGGAGGTGCTGAGTAATGGCGGAAGACATTAAACGCGTAGGTCTTGAATTTACCGCCGAAGGCGTATCGGACTTTAAGTCGCAGCTGCAGGCCGTTACTCAGGCCTCCCAGGAAAACTATAAGGCCTTTAAGAAGGCAAAAGAGGGATACGACAGCAACACGTCGGCATCAAAGAAGCTCGGTGACCGGCAGAAATACCTCGCTTCGCAGACTGAGGCCTACAAGAAGAAGGTCGAGGTGCTCTCGTCTCAGCTTGAAGAGATGGAGAGCGATGAGAACGCCAATGAGAAGGCCATTGCGAAGAAACGCGCCGCCCTCGAGAAGGCGAAGGGCACGCTGTCGAAATACGAAAGTCAGCTTGAAGAGGTCAATTCCGAACTCGAAAAGCATAATGTCACCCTCGAGAAGTGGCAGGAAAGCCTCGGTCGGATGGGCGAGAAGGCCACGAAGGTCGGCGGTGCGCTGACCAAAGGCGTCACGGCTCCCGTCGTGGCTGTTGCGGCGGCTTCCGTGTCCGCGTGGAAAGAGGTCGACGAAGCCATGGACACCGTGGCGACCAGGACCGGCGCAACGGGAACCGAGCTGGAAGGCCTGCAGACCGTCGTCTCCAATGTGGCTACATCGGTTCCAACGGATTTCCAGACAGCCGCTGAAGCGGTCGGCGAGCTCAACACGCGGTTCGGCGTGACCGGCGATGAACTGGAAGGCCTCACGACCTCATTCATCCAGTTTGCCGAGGTCAACGGCACGGATGTAACCAGTGCCATTGAGTCATCTGCAAAGGTCCTGGCGTCATTCGGACAGGACGCGTCAAGCGCCGGTTCTCTGCTGGATGCGATGACCTACACGAGCCAGAAGACGGGCATCTCTGTTGATACCCTCGCATCCGGACTTGAGAAGAACGCTACCGCATTTCAGGAGCTTGGCCTTTCTGCTGAAGAATCGGTCGGCTTCCTCGGGCAGATGGAGCGTTCCGGTATGGACAGCTCCACAGCCATGGCGGGCCTGAAGAAGGCTATGCAGTCTGCGGTCAAGGACGGAAAGAGCCTCGACAGCGCCCTGTCCGACTTCTCAACGACCATGGGGAGCAACGCCAGCGACACTGAGAAACTTCAGGCGGCTTACGACCTGTTCGGCAAGAAGGCGGGCGACGCGTTCTACACCGCTGCTAAGAACGGTTCGCTGAACCTCGACGACCTTGCCGGTTCCATGGGCGACTTCGCCGGGGCCACGGAAAACACTTTTAATGAGACGCTGGATCCTCTGGATCAGATGACGCTCGCGCTCAACAACCTGAAGCTGATGGGCGCTGACCTGGTCAACTCTGCCGCACCGATGATCCAGGGCGCGATGCAGTCCATGCTGGATGTGGTCGAGAAGCTCCGGAGCGGCTGGGAAGGATTATCACCGGGCGCACAGCAGCTTATCATCAAGATTGCTGGTATCGCGGCAGTCGTCGGCCCGGTGCTTGTCGTGGTCGGCAAGGTTGCGGGCGCGATCAGCACGGTCATCGGATTGATCAGCGGCGCGATCGGTGCGATCACAGCGGCGACCGGTGCGGTGGCGGGCGGTGGCGGTGTTATTGCTGCAGTGGCGACCGGCCCGATAGGTCTAATCGTTGCGGCGATTGCAGCGGTCATTGCTGCGGGCGTGGCACTCTGGAAGAATTGGGACAAGGTCAAAGAAGCGGCGGCAAGCCTCGGCGGGAAGCTGTCCGGGATCTGGAAGAGCGTATCCGAAGCAGTCGGCACATTCTTCGGCCCGATTGCCGACAAGGTCATGGGCTTCCTTCAGCCGATCATCAGCAAGGCGCAGGGCATTTGGGAGACCGTCAAGGGCGTATTTACCGGCGAGATATCCGTCGGCGATATTGCCACTAAAGCATGGGATACCATCAAAACGACCGCCGACGATCTCTGGAAGACCGTAACAGGTATTTTCACGGGCGAGATCTCGGTCACCGACATTGCTACCAAAGCATGGGACGCAATCAAAACGACTGCCAGTAATCTCTGGACGGAAGTCGAGAACCTATTCGGCGGCGAAATCTCGGTTATCGGCATTGCCACGACAGCATGGAATGCGATTAAGACAACGGCAAGTAATCTCTGGACGGAAGTAGAGAACTTCTTCACCGGGGAGATCTCCGTCACCAGCATTGCAACCAGCGCGTGGAACGCGATTGAGGCAACTGCAGGAGAGCTTTGGGGCAAGGTAGAGGATGTCTTCGGCGGCGAGATCAGCGTCGTTGCCATCGCCACAAAAGCATGGGACGGCATCAAGACCACAGCCAGTGACCTGTTCGACGCGGCGAAGGATTTCCTGACCGCAAAGATTGACCTGCCCGTCGTTGGTATGCTGAATTGGTCGACCATTTCCGGCACGGCAGAAGACATTTTCAATGCCGCGAAGGGCTTCCTGACCGAGAAGATCAACCTGCCGACAATCGACGTCAGCACCGTCTGGAATAACGTCAAGGAAAAGGCCAGCGAGATCTGGCAAAACGTCAAAGATGTGTTCGGCTCGTTCGAGATCGAGTGGCCTGACTTCGGTGAGCTTGCTTCTGATGCATTCAATGGTCTGAAACAAGCCGCTTCCGATGCATGGGATTGGATCAAGGGTCTGTTCGGCGGCGGCGACAAGGAAGAGAAGCTGGAGACGGCAGAGGTCGACACATCCACGGTTGACGATGCGATGGATACCGTCGAGGTGACCACCGGCGATATGGCGGATGCGTTCAAGAACGTGAAGCTGAAGGTAGCCGCGGTCGACACGCAGTCTTACACAGAGCTTGCACGCGTCACGAATACGACTATCAACGCCATGAAGACGGTTTTCACGAACCTGAAGCTGTCCGTTCCGGCGGTCAGCACGTGGTCACTCACTAATGCACGCGTAGCGGTCAACAATGCCGTGTCCGCGATGCGCAGCGCGATGAACTTCTCATGGTCGCTTCCGGCGCTCCACGGGCATCTGCCGGTGATCAGCGCAAGCATGAAGACGGCGCGGTCTTCGGACGGCAAGTCTTCCGTAGACTATCCGAGCATCAGCCTTGCCGGGTACACGTATTTCGCGCAGGGCGGCATCTTAACACAGCCTACCCTGTTCGGCGCGATCGGCGGCGAGAGCGGACCGGAAGCAGTCCTGCCCCTGGATAAACTTTGGGATGAGATGGACAAGCGCTACGGAAATGGCGGCATGGTCAATAACTTCTACATCAACGGCGGGGACGCTTCCGACATTGCGGATGAGATCGCACGGACGCTGAGACGCGAGATGAGGATGGCATAATATGGCATCAAAGAACGTAACTAAGAAACCTTCCGGGTTAACCATTGCCCGGAAGGGTAAAAAATTTACCTTCAGCTGGAAGATAGCAGACAGCGACTATGGCGCGGGACAGTGGCTCAATTACCAGGTTCAGGGGCAGAAGGTCCAGAAGAAGAAGATCGGCGTCAAGGCGACCTCGTACTCCATCACGGTGTCGGACTATCCGAAATGGGTGAAGTTCTGGGTGCGCGGCAAGCGCAAGGCATACACCAAGGACAAGGTGAACTATTCGCCGACTGTCAGTGAGTGGGTGAATAAGGAATGGACGGCGAAGATCCCGTCAACACCTAAGATCGGCTATTCACGGACCGCCACCAATGCAGGTCGGTTCACGTGGACCGTCAGCACGTCGGACAGCGACACGAAGCCATTCGTACGCGCGCAGTACCAGACGCTGACCTGCAAGAATACCAACGACGGCATACGTCACACGTGGAGCAATGCGGTGACCGGAACCAGTACGAACCCGGAAACGGGCGTAACCTACACGGAAACATCAGCGACCGCCGGATACGTGAGGTGGTTCCGCGTGCGCTCATACGGCCCGGCAGGATACAGTCCGTGGGTGTATCGGTCACATGCGTACTCCATGCCGAAGAAGCCCATTATCCTGACCGCTACCGGTTCCACGGTCGGTGCAGGAACTAAGATCACATCGAAACACAAGTGCCCGCGTGACAGCCAGTTCCCGGTCGATACGGTAACGACAGAGTACGCCATCGAGACTCCGGCGGACAACAACCTGACCGTCCCGGGCGGTGCTGGATGGAACGAAGGCTTCGTCGGAAAACCGATCGGTTCCGATGATACGCACGTATTCAACGCGCCGAACGCGGTAACGCTTGATCAGTGCGTGTATGTCAGAACGGCAGTACTCCACGACGAAAACACCGCATACAGCGACGTCCTGATCGCGCAGAAGGGCAGACTGACACCGCCGGTGCTTACCAGCGTATCCGTGGCTGACCCTGCTTCTTCCAGCGCTACGGCGGTAGCGGCTACGGTCAACGCCGAGAACCAGTCCGACGTCAACGGTTCCTTCCTGATCATCATCTACAAGAACAGCGCCGCGCCGAGTACCATCGTGCCGGTCGGCATCATGCCTTCCGGAACGACAACCAAGACCGTTTATATCCCGTATACATCCGGCGTGACTTCATCGGTGGGCGTCTATGCGGCAACGGGAACCTATACGAACGTGGTCACAGGCAACGACACGACACCGTCAAGTGTAGCTGTAACGCCGACGATGACCTCAACGCGGGCATGGCAAAGCACGTCTCTGCCGGTGGCTCCCGCTGATGTTGTGGCGCAGGTCGTGGACGAACATATCCGCGTATCGTGGAAGTGGTCATGGAAGCAGGCTACCAGCGCAACGCTGGCATGGTCTGACCACGAAGACGCATGGGAAAGCACGGACGAACCGAACGTCTACGAGGTGACGGACAAGAACGCCACGTCCTGGAATATCGCGGCAGTTGAGACGGGCAAGAAATACTGGGTGCGCATTAAGCTGAATAGAGAGACGGATGACGGCATCACGGAAGGTCCTTGGTGCGATCCGGTGGAGGTCGACATGTCCGCACCGCCAGCCATCCCGTCCATCGTGATCAGCAACTCGGTGATCACTTCTGATCAGTCCGTGACGATCTCGTGGGATTACACGAGTACCGACGGAACCGATCAGGCATCCGCTGAGGTATGCGAGGCGACCATCGAAAATGATGTGATCGCTTACGGCAACATCTTAGCGCATGCGACGGATTCGCATTTTGTAGCGGTCACCCCGGAATGGGAGACCGGCACAGACCATCTGGTATGCGTCCGGGTTACTTCCGAAAGCGGGAAGACGTCGGATTGGTCAGCTCCATCGGGCATCACGGTAGCAGAAGCGCTCGAGGCTGCATTTACCTCGACGGGCTTAATGCTGAATGAAGAAACCGGCGAATATGAATTAAAGAGCATGGACGCATGGTCTGTGATCGCCACGGGTGCGAGCACGGGCGGTACGACGACCATCGACATCGTTCGTGCTGAAGAATACCACATCGACCGACCAGACGACGGACGTTTTGACGGGTACGAGGGCGAACAGATCTTTTCCGCACAGGTCATCGGTGAAACCGCCGTGACGATTGCGTATGCGGATCTTAACGGTCCGCTGGATGACGGGGCGACCTATGACCTTGTAGCGACCGTATCCGATGAATTAGGGCAGCGGGCGACCGTCTCGCAGCGTTTCCGGGTAGCGTGGGATACTCAGCCGGGACTTCCGGAAGCGCAGGTCAATATCGATGCGAACGACCACATCGCGCTGATCAGAGTTACGGCAGAGGATGCGGCAACAACGACGGACACATTCGACGTGTACAGACTGTCTGCCGACCGCCCGGAAAAAATCCTTGAGGATGGCACGTTCGGAACGGTCTATGTTGATCCTTATCCGGCCTTTGGTCAGCTTGGCGGTCACAGGATCGTCAGGAAGTCCAAATACGGTGATTACATTACTGCTGACGGGCGGCTTGCGTGGCTGGATCTCGACAGAGAAGCAGGGGACTACCTCGATGAAAGAGGCGTGATCATCGACTTCGGCGGACAGAAGCTCATCCTGCCCAGTAACAACACGCTGGACAATTCGTGGTCTAAGGACTTCTCCAGGACTGTTTACCTGGGCGGCTCCGTACATGGATCCTGGAACCCGGGTGTGACGCGTGACCTGACGATCACGTGCGACTCGGTCAAGATCCGGAACTACAACAAGATCTCCGTGATCAGAGACCTCGCCGAATGGGCGGGCATCTGTCACGTACGCACACCGGACGGTTCCTCATTCAGCGCGGACGTGCAGGTCAGCGAGAACAGACCATACAAGGGGATTGCAATTACTTACACATTTGACATCAAAAAGGTTGATCCGGACGGATTCGAGGCGATGACGCTTGAAGAGTGGAACGCGCTTTCCAGTCCGGAACAGGAGGGGGAAGGCTAAATGGATTGGAGAACAAGCTATTCGTCCAGCTTCCTTCTGAAAACAGTTAATCCGGCAACGTGGCGCGATGAAGACGACCTTCAGCTGACCGGCGGTTCTATTTCCCGGACCGTCGGCGGCGCGTCTGCCGATATTACCATGACCGATGACCCCGGCGAACAGTGGGTGCGTCTGTACCTCGTGGCAAGACAGTCAGGGGACGGCGGGCGGGTTCCGCTGTTCACTGGCCTGACCTCAGCGCCAACGGAGAACATCAACGGGACGGCGAAAAGCTACCGCGTCGAGTGCCACAGCGTACTTAAACCGGCGGAGGATATCCTGCTGCCGCGCGGATACTATGCGGCTGAGGGCGCAAACGGTGCGCTTCTGGCTGCGGAGCTGCTGCGGATATGTCCTGCGCCGGTCACGTATGCGGATAACGCGCCGGATCTGACTGAAGCGGTCATCGCTGAAGACGGAGAGAGCAACGCGTCCATGGCAAAGCGGATCGTCGAGGCCATCGGCTGGCAGATCCGAATTGCCGGTGATGGTTCGATCAGGATCTCAGCACCGCCCGCTGCCGAATCGGCAAAGTTTGATGTCTTTGAGGGTGACGCGATCGAACCGGCCCTGACGCACACTTACGACTGGTACAGCTGTCCGAACTGCTTAAGGGTAGTGTCCGGCGGCTCCACGGCAGAAGCCAGGGACGACGACCCGGACAGCGCCTTGTCAACGGTCACGCGCGGGAGAGAGATCTGGAAGCAGGAAAAGTCAGTCACGCTTGGTGACCGGGAAACACTCGCAGCGTATGCGCAGAGGCGGCTGAAAGAGCTGCAAGCGCCATCGCGGACGGTCAATTACCGGCGCAGGTATGATCCCGATGTGTTCCCGGGCGACCTTGTGCGGCTACATTATCCGGGCGTTGGCATTCAGGGACTGTACCGTGTCGGGAACCAGTCCGTGACCATCGGCAAAGCGTGCACGACTCAGGAGGACGCGACATATGAACGGAATTGATAAGTTAGCGGAAGCCATCCGGACGGATAAAAGCACTCAGCCCTACGATACCCGCGCAGAGGTCGTGCGCGTGTCCGGTTCGACCGCGTATGTGCACATCCCCGGCGGTGTTCCGGAAACGCCCGTTACCATGACCATTGCCTGTAAAAAGGGCGATACGGTGCAGGTGCGGGTGAGCGGCGGGCGCGCATGGATCGTGGGCAATGAGACAGCCCCGCCAACAGATGATACCAAGGTAAAAGAAGTAGAAGCGCAGACCGAACTGATGAAGAAGCGCCTCACCGGTGTGGAAGGTCAGTACTCTGAGTTTATTCGGACATCCGAATATATCCGAAGCGTGGTATCTGACGGCAATAGGCTGGTATCCATCATCAACCAGACAGCTGATGAAGTTCAGATATCGGCTAATAAGATAAACCTCAACGGGTATGTCACGGTTGCATCACTGGAATCGACTGACACGACAACGATCAACGGCGGCGCAATTCAGGCGAATTCTTTTTCGGCGAAATACAACAATTCATCGGACAGTGCGGATGTTCAGCTGAATGCGAACGGGCTCAGCGTGTACCACAAGTACAGCAACAAGGACTACAGAAGCGATGTAAAACCCGGGGAGCTGTATCTGTACATTCAGGGATCTGGTTCGTCCACTATCAATGCCACATCATGGAGCGTCTGGAACTCAGCGGTCACTAACGGCACAACGGTTACGCCTGGCAGGGTGCAGGTGGAAACCAGCGATACCTATGCCAGAATGTCTGGTTCGTCTTTTGAATGCAATAACTCAACATCTGGGCGGACAGGAAGGCTTACGTCGTCTACGGCGGGCAACGTCGGTATTTATGATGCATCTGCAGAGGATTGGATAATCTGCAGTAACTCATCTGCAGAGGTTTACACGCCGCATCCGTTCAGAAGCTACAACAAATTCGACACAACGCTTCGCTATTCCGTCGGTTCTTCATCCGTTACCAATCAGGCTGTTTCATGGCTTGGCTGTACAGCCGCAACTACGCTTTCAATCAGGGGAGAATGGAACAGCTCTACACCGGCGACGAAGACCATTGCGGTCAGTTCATCAGATATCCGCTTGAAGGATAACGTGACGGACGCGGACGTCAACGCGCTGGAATTCATTAACCGCATTAAGCTCCACGCCTTCTACTGGAAGTGGACGCATCAGCATCAGAACATCGGCGTGATTGCCGACGAACTTGAACAGCTCGACCCGTCATTAGTTGTCGGCGGCGGGACTGACAAGGAAGGCAATCCGATATATAAGAGCATCAACAACCTGGTTCTTATCAGCTATCTGACGAAGGCCGTTCAGGAGCTGAGCACTAAGGTTGAGGAACTCGAAGAACGTTTAAGCACTATGGAGGAAAATTGCCATGGTCACAGTTAACATCACAGTCACGGACGACGCCGTCCAGCCCGAAATCTACCTCGGTCGGCAGGGCGAAAAACAGGCGCGGGAAATCGTGTTTGATCTGTCAGCTCTGCGAGAGAAGTACGGGACGGGCACGGCGACGCTCTATCATCAGAGAAGCAAAGACCCTGCGCCGTATCTGATAGCCGAAACCACCGGCACGACCCTGACGTGGACGGTGTCCGAAACGGATACGGTCTATGCCGGTATCGGCTATTGCGAGTTCCGATATACGTTCGGGACGGAAGGACTCAGCAAGTCAACCATGTTCGCCACGAATGTGAAGGCTTCACTGTCCGGCGATGTCATCATCCCCGCAGCTCTTCAGGCGTGGTACGACGCCCTCATCGACTACATCGACACCCACAGCGGCGGCTCGGTCGACCCTGCGGACATCGCGGCGGCTATCGAGGATTACTTTGCGGAGCATCCCATCACCGAGGCTGACCCGACCGTGCCAGCGTGGGCAAAGGCAAGCACGAAGCCGAGCTACACGGCGGCAGAGGTCGGAGCGTTGCCTGATGATACGACATACGTGTCGAGTGTCAACGGCAGGACAGGAGCGGTGACGGGACTTGAGGAACAGACCACGGTGGTCAATAAGACCGCATCGGATACCAGCCAGACCCTTGCGGCAAACACGTTCTATGTCTGGCCCGAGATGGCGAGCCTGACCATCACCTGCCCCGCAACGGGCGGGCCGTATGCGTTTAGGGTTACCAG